TCCTGGAGGCGCCAGGGTTATCTTGGAGAGAGAAGACGGGAAACCATTCATGGAAATCGGCCTTCGAACCAATCGGCGGCCGCAGGTTGTCGTCATCAACAACCTCATTTTCTCGTTCAAGAGCGGTGGCAAAGCTGGACCCTGGCATTACGGCGAAACGTTCGGAATCTTCCTCAAAGCTGAACCAGCGATCCAACCGCCTCCCGGGCTCATCAAACCATGAAGCAACTGATCGAACAGCGACAGAGGCAGATCCGACGAGACTTCGACCAGCTTAAGGCGATCGGGTGGCACAGCGAGGACATCTTCGAGGAACTTGGGAAGAGGTATTTCTTGGCGCCAGACACGATCAGGTTAAACGTCTATGCCTCTGGTGGGTACAAGAACAAAAGGGGACAGCTGGAGGCAGAAAATAGCGGATAGGTTAAACTTTCACTTTAAACTGACTCAAAGGAACCGTACTATCGGATGAGCCTGGCGGCCACCAGAGCTCTCCACATCGAAAGGCCCGTTACGTCCGGACGGCGTGCGGGCCTTTATTTATGCCTATGACCAAAGATCGAAACGGACTGAATGCACGATATCGTCGCTTCATCGAAGAATACTTGATCGATGCGAACGCGACAGCAGCATACAAGCGAGCGGGATTCGTCGCGAAAGGGAATTCCGCTTCCGTGAATGCGGGCAAGCTACTCAGAAATACTCACGTGGCTACGGAGATCGATCGCCGTCAGAAGCAAATCGCGGAACTCTCCAATGTCACACGCGATCGATTCCATCGCGAGCTCGCAAGGATCGGTTTCTCCGATGTGACGACGTTCGCGCGCGTGAAGGGCAATCGCGTCCGCATTGAGAGCACGGACAACCTTACCGCAGATGATTCCGCAGCGATCGCTGAGCTTTCGCAGACAGCGGAGGGCGTCAAGATCAAGCTGCACAATAAGATCGAGGCGCTCCGGACACTCGGGCAAGCGCTCGGCTATATCAAACCGGATGGATCATTCACTGGCAATATCAACGTCAACCTCGGCATTGCAAGAGAATCGGACATCAAGGCGGCGCTCGCAGAACTCTCGAAGGATGAAAAGGTCCGCAAAGAGATCCTCACCATCTTCGCCGCGCCCGTCGGCAAATCTTGACGAGCTGAACCCGAAGACTGTTCGGGCGGTGGAGCTCGTGAAGGAACTGGATCGTCGATATCGGTACCAGGCCGATGCGCTATCCTGGACTGTCGAAAACCTTGGAGTCCCGAGGGAGACGTTGGATTGGGAACTGCTGCCAGCGTACAAAAACCACCGATGGGATGGAACGCGCAACCCGGTCAGGCATATCTTCGATACGATCTCTGCGGGCAAATGGTGCGCGGTCGAAGGAGCAACTGGCACGAGCAAGACTTTCGTCGCGGCCTGCATCGCGCTCTGGTTTCTCCGAAACTTTGAGAACAGCCTGGTGATCACCACCGCACCGAAAGAGAAGCAACTGCAGCTGAATATCTGGAAGGAGATCGGCAAACTCTATCCCCGCTTCAGATGTGGCGAAATGACGAAGCTCCTTCTCCGGATGAATCCCCCGAGTGACGATTGGGCACTCTTCGGATTCACGGCGGGTGTCAGAGCAGAAGAGGTTGACGCATCCGCCACGAAAGCGCAAGGATTTCACGCCGAACACATGCTCGTGATCACAGAAGAAACCCCCGGGATCGCTGAAGCCATAATGAATGCCTTCCAGAACACCTCCATCGCTCCTCACAATATCATCCTCGCCCTGGGGAACCCGGACCACCAACTGGATACGCTGCATCGTTTCTCACAGCAGTCGAACGTGGAGCATATCGTGATCTCCGGCTTTGACGCTCCAAATGTTGTGCTGCGAGATCCGAATTTCATCCCCGGCGCGCAGTCAGAGGAAGGACTGAAGCGCCTTCTCTCTCGTTACCACTCACCCGATAACCCACTTTATCAAAGCCGTGCCCGAGGCATTTCTCCCCAGCAATCAAGGGAGGCGCTGATCAGGTGGGAGTGGCTCCTGGCAGCCAGGGAGCGTGAAAAGCGAAAGACGTTTGAAGGACCGCGTGCCCTTGGAGTGGACGTAGCAAACTCTGAAGATGGCGACAAGGCTGCGATCGCGCGTGGGCAAGGATCTATCCTGCTCGAGGTGGAAGACTTCCAATGCCCGAATGCGAATCGGCTGGGATCGGACGTGTTTGCGGAGATGAAGAGGATGACTATCGCCCCAGCAATGGTGGCCGTCGATGGCGTGGGCGTCGGCGCTGGGACGGTGAACGAACTGCAACGCCTTGGCGCACAGATCACAAACATCATTTCAAGCGAGAAACCAGTCGACATCTATGCCGACGGGCGGGAGCTGGCAGAACAGTTCGACAACCTGCGCTCGCAGATGTGGTGGCAGCTCAGGGTGGATCTCGAGGATCCGAATTCGACGTTATGCTTCCCGGATGACGAATCGCTCTTTGCCGACCTCATGACGCCCAAATGGGGGACCCGCAACGGCAAGATCGTTGTCCAGCCAAAAGAAGAGATGAAGAAGAAACTCGGGCGCAGTCCCAACAAAGGGGATGCAGTCGTTTACTGGAACTGGGTTCGTTCGCGCAGGACCGGCGTCGCTGCTTCAAGCGACGGAGTGGATCCAGGTAACGGGCGGCCCGGGTCACAGAATCTCCGGTCCGACAATTCTGCGATCCTCGCAGAGCGGAGACGCACATGGTAAGACATCAATGGAGACAATAATGGGAAGATTCAGAGAAGCTGCACTCGTCCTCTTCGGGGGAAAGCAACAGATCGAAATGAGGGAAGCGGTTGCGTACGAAGACGCAACCGACACTTCGTTCCGTCGGATCTCGCAGAGCAACCGCGATCTTATTCCTTTCAAGTACGACAAAGGTGTGCAGATGAGTTTCTACCTCTGGCAGCGGAATCCCATCGCCCGACGGCTCATCGATATCCCCAAGGACTTCTGCACTGGCGACGACTTCAGTGTTGCCGTCAAGATCAAGAAACGGAACCCGACCGGGCCCGACACAGATACAGGTAAGCTGGACGCACAGAAGATCTGGGATGATTGCGCAGCGGATCCCGATAACCGCCTCGAGAGCGACATGGCGATCTTCGCTCAGGACCTGCTCTTGAATGGCGAGTTGATCGTGCCCACGTTTGTCCGCTCGCAGGCCGCCGAGGACGGCTCGGTCGCAGGCGATGGTGCTGTGAAGTTCGGGTACATGGACCCGATCAACGTCAAGCAGACGATCACAGATCCCAAGAACATCAGGACCATCAAACAGCTCAAGATGAGCGGGCAGAATTCGACGGACGAGATCGTGCTCAACGTCATCGGCGTCGACAACGACCCGAATTCCCTGACCTACGGGAAACGTATGGGCGATGCGTTCTACTGGCGCATCAACTACATCGCGAATCAGACTCGCGGTCATGGTGAGCTATTGGAGCTGGCTGACTGGCTGGACTCTCTGGATCAGTTCACATTCGACGCGATCGAAGGCGTTCGGCTCCGCAATAATTTCTTCTACACAAAAGAGATGATCGGGGCAACGCCGGAGGATATTAAGAAAGAAGCGGTAAACACGACAACGCCGCGCAACGCCTCGGTGAAGGTCCATAACGAGAAAGTGAAGTACGATGTCGTCACGCCGGATCTTAAAGCGACCGATGTCGAACGTGCGTTGCTTGCATTTGAAAGCTTCATCGTCGGAGCGAAGGGCTATCCGATGACCTGGTTCGGGACCGGCCAGGACTCTAATCGCGCCTCGGCCGCTGAGATGGCGATCCCCACGATGCGCATGCTCAAGGCCACGCAGAAGGTTATCCGACTGATCGTGAAGGATATGGTCTTGTTCACCACGGACCAAGCGCAAATCGCTCGCACGCTCACCCTGGAGGAAGACGAATACGTGGACGTAGAGGTATCTCTGTTCGACTTCGAGCGGAAGGACACGGCTTTGATTGCTGCGGGTCTGCAACAGACGGTCACAGCACTCATCGCTGCATCAGATAAGAACTGGGTGTCGGACGATACCGCGAAGAAGGTTGTCGACATGCAACTGGAGCGCATGGGGATCGAAGTGAGCCCGGATGAGACCGTTGATGAGATCACGAAGGACAATGCGGAGAATGACGCCACGGATCCCTACAAGAACGTGCCACCGGCGGCAGGTGTGATTGGCATGAACGCTCCGGCTGTTCCTGCGGTCGCCCCGGTCCCGGTGAAAAAGTAGGAGTTGACACATGGCCGGACCAACCCCAAACAAAGAAATCCTCGATGCTCTTGCTGGCATCAGACAGGCGGAGAACTCTGGTGCGGGGGAATTCCTCGCCCTGGTCGACAAGCTCAGACGGGAGGTTGTTCTTGCGATAGTGCAGAACAATCTCTCCCCCGTCACGATGGCGACCGTGAAAAGCCAGGTCTCCAGTATTCTCCAGATCTATCAGGCCAGGTTCGAGGCGGTCCTCTCAGACAATCAGC